ATTTAGTTGCGCCCCGGTAACTGTTGTATCGAGGTCTGCTAAAGCATCTCCGGGTTGCATAGCTGAGTCGGCTAGCGTTCCCTGCGCCGCTGTTGCATAAGTCGCTGACAGATCGGGTATATTCCCGGAATGTATATCTGTCGCTCCTTGGTCACTTGTCCAATCAATGTGTTCGTTAGCAACAAAATTAAGCAGCGTATCATGATCAATAGACCCTTCGTCGCCGGAAAACAAAAAGGTCCCGTCGGATAGCTCAGTATTAAATTGCGCTTTGGTTCCAGTTAATCCGACGATTGATGTCTGGTCTCCAGTGTTAGTTCCCGACAGATTGCCAAGATTAGTAACATCCGCCGCGGTCACATATTTGTGTGATGTAGAAGTATCATCAATGTCATCCGCATCGAGGACCACTGCGCCGGTCTGGGAGTTGACGCTCTCGACGGCATCAGTCTGGTCATGCTTGGACCAGTTCGCCGCATAAGTGGCTGTGGAGGCGTTGTCTGCAATAGCGACGATTTTATCTCCAATGGCGAAGGAGACACTATCAACAGTTCCGGCTACACTGACGTAATAAAACCAACCAATTTGAGCAGATCCTCCTCCGGGGAATGTGCCCGCTGAGGCATCCCATACCCCTTTGTAGAGACCGCTAAGTTCCGAAGCTCCTCCACCATCAGCAAAGGATTTCACCCATCCGGCAGTCACCAGTACTGTTTCTGCCGAACTGTCACCTGCCGCGGTATTCAGTATTGTCGTGACTCGAGCATCAGTACCACCAATCCGAATCCCGGAACTGTTGATTGATACCTGCTCCGATGCGCTCGCCAGTATAGTAAGACCGCTGTCAGTGGTAACAATCGAGTTGTCTCCATCAGGTGAGAACAGCCCCGCTGATCCAGCGACAAGTTTGACATATCCCGACGTTCCCGCATTCGTATAGATGTAAAGTTCGTCAGTTGCGGATGTCAGCGTTTTTAGCACATTGTCAAAAGTCAGGTCACTGGTTTTTAGCAACTTCCCGGTCGTGCCGTTGAACAAAGCCACTGCATTGTCAGTTGCGCTCGCTGGCGCAATGGCATAGACCGAGTTGTTCGATGTGGAAGAAACAAGGGGTTGTGATCGAAAATTTAAATCTGGCATTTTATTCGGGGGTTGGACAACCCAGGGGACCGACCGATATGTGGGTGTCGTGGATTTTTAAAGTAAACTGTACCCGTATCTTCAGCGGCTCCTGGGATTCATTGGAGTCGGTTATTTCGGGTTTGGTGTTGGTCTGAGTTCGAACCACTCCGGGGGTTTCGGTCTTGGTGGTGGTCGAGGTTTGCCCTCTGCCTTCATCAACCTCAATTGTTTCTATTACGCTAGTAGCCATTATGGTTATTTTATTGAGGATTCTGGAACCCTGCCGTAAGTAGTAGTTGAAAGATTGCCGCCACCCTGAACAGTAGTTGTCGTTCCCGTGTCCGACCCGGTTGTTTCGGTGACGATGGTATCAATAACCTGTGGATTGGTGGACGATGCCGAACTGGTGATAATGAAATCATTGACGCCGTTCCAGGCGATCTCCATATCAAAATTGATTTCCGTGGGCAGTTCTATCTGCCGATTGTCATCAGTCAGCAATGTTTCGCCGGCTGCTTCCAGTTGCCTGACTAAGAACACGATAGCCTCGGAGACTCGGTTGTCATCGCCATCTTCAAAAATTATCATCTATTTAGGGGGATTAAAAGGTTACCAACCCCACGGGGTTCCTCGACTGGTTTGGGGTTTACCTCGGTCGGGCGCTTCCTGGTCAAGAATGCCCCGGGCGTGGCTGTAGTTTTGCTCAAGTTGCTGGGCTACTGCCTTGGCTTGCGGGCGGGTCCAGTCAAACAGAGATGAGGTTAGAAGTCGTTTTTCGGCAAACGGCATGATAACCGAAAGAATTTGCTGATCACTGTAGGGCAGGTCGATCGGGAAATGATTAATCTGGGTCCAACAGATAAAATCGCTTTCCAGTTCCAGGTCAAACCGAAGTGTAGTGGTTGATTCAGGTGAGGGGCCAACTTTGAGAATAAACCACTGTTCGCTGCCCGAACTATTGCCCGTCTCCATGATCGAGTAATGGCGAGGTTCGCCAATGTTCCAGTCATCATACCAGTGCGATGCCCGGGAAGTCCATCGTTGCGAAGTGGAATGATAGGTGCCAAGTGGCGCATGATCGGATGGAACTCGGTACAATTGATGAGTGCAACGGTACCCATCGAACACCCATGGGTCATTAGCGATCCGGCGAATCTTGCGGTTGTTAGCCATGTTGACCGCATCATAATAAAGCGTGGCGGTCTTGGTTCCGGTTTCGCCATGGTATTCGTCCATCAACGTTGCGGTCGTGTCTACTTCGTTTAACAGGCCGTCAATCTTGATCGTGCAACCGATCTCATCAGAGGCAAACGTGTAGTCAGTTACCGTTGTGCTGCCCTTGGTTACCCCTATGGTGACCGTTTTAGGCTCAGGCAGGGTCACGCTGGCAGTGGTCCGGGTCATGTGATCGGGGCAAAGCGTGGAAAACTCCATCAAAGCGAAAGATATGGCATCGGCCACTTCTTTACCCTGGCGCATGGTTAGCGCCGACAAATCGCCCGGATCGGTTTGGCGCATCAGGCGGTCAGCTAGTTCTTTAGTGGTCATGTCGGTCGGAATTAATGTAGGGTTTACCAGCGTGATCAAGGTCGCTGATCTGGGTTTGGCAATGAGCGAGCATATCCATAACAACCTGCATCTCGGTGCGTGCGTGTCGTAACTGGGTGTGCCACTCAGTTGCAGCAACCAATTCCAGGGGTTGCGTCAACGTATGGACAGCCCTTACCAGGTTGCGGGCTTCGTTGACGATCTGCCTGACGGTTTGCTGCTCCATTATGAGTCACTTGGGCGGGTTGAGTTAGCGGCTGCTGCAACGGTGGGTATAGTAACGCCAGCCCTTCTTAAAGCGTTGTTGGCCGCTTCCTGGAGTTTCGGAATCATCTGCACATCAAGGAGTTTGATCCGATTGGTGGACAAAGCCAGTTGATAGGCAGCGATTGGCAACAAGGTTGATTCCACGTATTTGTGGGGAATAGGTAATACGGGTGATGGATCCGCGCAAAACGCATCAACCTCAATCCTGGGTGCCTCCAACTCTACCCTGACTGTTAGGGTTTCATCGGTATCTGGAGTTGGGGCGACCCAAAGATTGATTTGCGTGGCTTCTGCTGCATCGTCAATACCCTCTGCCTCATCGTAATACACGATAGGGCGGGACAGGGTTGTCTTACTGCTGGCCGTCAACGCGTCAAAGCCGTGGATGTCTGACAGGTAGGTTACCGGTTGTAGCGGTACATTATCGCTGGCCATAAATGGATTAGCGAGAACGCTTTGAACGTTGTCGGGTAGGGTGTATTTATTGGTGCCGTCCAGCAGCGAGACGGAGATCGTAGACCGGGAGTAATGCAACCGGTTAGCCCTCGGGATATCCGTCCACATGATCTGGAACGCCGCATTGGTGGCGTCGGTCACTTCCGAAAAGTAGTAACTATCGTAGGTGGTCGGATCGCCGGTTACGTTCACCCTCCGTAACAGTGCTTTGAGGAAGGCTTTAATGCTCATGCTTTGGGAGAAAAGGAAATTCTAATGGAGTGGAAATTGACTGGGTTTAGATGCTGGTTAAATCGATAGTCCGCACGATCTCTTTGCCCTGCTTGGATCGCCGCTTCCCGGATTTGGTCAACGGGTAGCACCTGGCCGATTGCTTTTCAGAGTTCAACGATTTGATTTCAAAATCTTTGTCATTCACGGTGATCGTGTCGCCTACCTCGTAGAGTTCAGTCAGATCGGACTGTTCCTCAACTGCAGGTTCTTCAGCGGTGGTTTCCACTTCGGCAGGTGCTTCGACAACCTTTACATCAACCGGCTCCTCAACAATAACCAATTCAGGTTCAGGCTGGACTACCGGGGCAGTTGTTTCTACCGGGGCAGTGGCATTGCTCAATGACAGGAGTTCTTTTTCTACTGCCAGCATATCGGAGCTTTGAACCTCTTTTTTGACCACTTCCACTCGAGGCATTGGGTAGCTGATCACCTTGCGGTGGAAATCCAGAAATTCCTCTACCAGGCGCTCCCATTTCTTGTTGGCTTCGCTTTTGGTGAAGGTCTTCTTGCCTCTCTGCTCCTGGAATACATGACGACCTTTCAACGGCCCTTTATCCTGGCGAATGTATTGGTGGCAGATTACCGGGGGTTCGTATTTACCCATCTCTGGGAAAGCGATATAGAAATCGCAGTCGGAAAAGTTAGCATCATCATTTTCAGTACTCATAAGGTAGTTGTAGTAATTGGTTTGATTTTTTCAGTCCGGAAACTTCCACTCTTTTATTGAAAATCTCCGGGCTGAAAAGCTCCCGCGACTTGCGCGGGAGCCGATCAGTTTTTGTCACAGGGTCTTACAAGACCAGGGGAACATTAGGCCATTTCAGGATCGAGATCCAAGCCTGGAATGTTGAGTGCGTGACAAACGGAAATAAATCCCGGTTTACGGTTTCTCGCATCTTCACGGGCTTTCTGGCCGAAGATCGAAGCGAGGTAAACCTGACGCTGGAAGCCGCCTTCCTGCTCGTCAACCATGCGCTTGTGCTTGAAGGAACCGTAACCGCGAAGCGCAGCGCCGGCACCCATCATGATCGACCAACCGTAAGGCACACAATCCTTGTTAACCAGGTAGATTGCAGCGCCCTCGGGGTGAGTGCGGGTGTTCTTGTCAGCATTCCAAGTCAATCCACCGACATCCTGTCCCGATTTGAGGGCGCTATCGATAGTCAGTGTGGTACCGTCATTACTGGTATATTTGTAAAAACCGAACTTGCCGGGATCTGTCGCAGCGTGACCAGGGTTGACAATAGCAACGTAGTAGTACGTTCCGCCATCAGTAGCCAACGTTTCGTCAGGACTCAAACGGTAAGCATAGTTCGGGAAATACCTGAAGAATTTAGCGCGAGTGTTAGTGGATGCATCAGCATAACCACCACCTTTGATCTCGTCAGCGTCATCAGCGTCAGTGAGTGCAACACCGAGTTCAGCTTTTGGAGACAAAACCGACCCAATGGCTCCTTGGCCATCGTGGTCGATTGGCGTGTACTCCTTGACTATATTTCCTCGCACGTTTGAGTACCCACCTTTGAAGATGTAGTTCTCATTCTTGCTGCGCTCGGAAGCGTCACGCATGTTGCGGAGGTAATCCGGGTCACGCTCAAGCGAGTTCAAGGTTTCAGTTGTGGCAACCACGCAGTATTTTTTGATGGGTTGACCATCGTCGTAATACCCGACTTGAGCCGGCTTTCCATTCATCGTCTTGAGTTTTTGAGCAAACTCAGTGATGACATTGTTGCTCATCGTGTCAGTCTTCTTCAGGGTGTCAATCGAAGAGGCAGAACCGGCGAATTGCTGGTTACTGGACTGGGTGAGCTCTCGGAAAGTAAAGAAAAGGTTGTCTGTCTTAAGGCGCCCATTCCATTTGCCCTGCTCGAGTGGGAACTTGTCCTTGAACTCATTCAAGAGTGCGGACTGCTCCTCGGAACGAAGCGTGTAGGATGCACCGTGACGGAAGAAATCGACCTTCAGTTTGTAAGTGCCATTTTTCAGCGGCTCATACGCTGCGTCGGTGAATTTCTCGTCGCCAATCACTGGTTCATAATAAAATCCAGCGGTGGTCTTAAACACGACCTCGGAACCCTTTCCGGCTCCTGGTTCTTTCTTACACCAAATGAGGGCTTCCTCTGATGTCTTCTCAAACGGACGGAAAAAGTCCGTGCTTTGTTCGCCGACCTCGCAGTCATGCTGGTAGATAATCGGCATAAAGTCAGCCGCGTTAGTCCGGAGACTGTCTGCGGTGACGGCAATATGGTTGTTTAGTGCCATAATATTTAGTTGTTTTTAAGTATCAATTTTTGGGTTTAATAGTGTGATCCCTGTTGATCCCTTAAAATCAGGTTGTGCGAGGTTTTCCGGCTAAGTTCGGTTGGTTAAAACGAGGTGTAACCGAGCGACTCTTTGAGACGTGCCCATTCGGCTTCGTCTACGGGAAGGTTGGCTAAATCGATATTGGGAGTTGAGGGTGTTTGAGCTCCGTTGCCTGCTCCCCCAGGAGCGGGTGCGGGTGCTGCCGCCCGTTGCCCGGGCATGGTTGACAATGGTCGTTGAGACACCGGCACGGGCTGTTTAAGCGGGCTGGCCGGTTGTTGCTGCTGAACGGGTGCTGGGTTGGTTGGTGGCGCAGTCCTTGGCTCATTACCCAGTTGCATGGCTACCATTCCCGCTATTTTCTGCGACCGCTGCGGGTCGTTCAAAAGCGGGTCGTTGGCCATGGCTAATCCTTGCGCGACTCGATCGAATCGCGCCCGGAATTCACTACCGTCATCATCCAGTTCAGGATAGAGCTCGAATGTTTTGGCCTCATCAGTGTTGAAAGCAATCTGCTGCTGCTGTACGACTTCAATTTGTCGGCGGGCAGACAGGGATTTTTCCAACGCTTCTTCAGCGGCTTTCATTTTCGCATCCACCTCGTCCTCATCCTCGAAATCCCGAGTCATCCGGTTGGCTTCATTTTGAAGTCGAACCGATTCGAGTTGGAATTCGTCAGCCTTGGATGCCAACTGATCGGGACTTAAGCCGTCAAAGTCGGGGTAGGGCTGAATAGAGATTGATTCATCGTGGGCCGTGCCGTCACCGTCCGTCCCGGTTTGCACCTGGTCCGGGTCAAGTTCTGCTTTAGCCATGGCGATAAGTTCCTCCATGGGTTTGAATTCATTGCCTTCTTCATAGCGAAGTTCGAATGCTCTCGCATCGACCTCGTTGTTCGGGCGAATCCGGTACCGCTTGTTGCCTGGTTCCCTCTCCTCTTCAGGAGGTGCGGGTTCAGCAGGGGTTTCAGCCGTTTCGGTCGCTGCCTCGTTTGCTGCCGCGGATTGCTCCTGCGGTGCTGGTTCTGGCTGCTGTTGTTGGGCCTGTTGTTGCTGTTGCTGCAGGATTTCGAGCGGATGCGGTATGTTCTTTGGAGGTCCAAAGGTATTAGAAAACCGGTCGTCGAAGGCGTAAGGATCGATCCCGTTGCTTTCTGCCATAGCTTTTTCATAAGCGTCCGGTTCAGCATCAGGGGATGTTCCCTGCGGTTGAGGTTGAGTTTCAGCCGTCGTCTGGGCGACTTCGGCTGGAGTGGTAGCGGTCACCGTCGTTTCTTCAACAGGGGCAGGAGCGGGATCCGGTTCAGGAGCAGGGGCAGGAGAAGCATCAGCGTTAGCCAATGCCTGGTCGAGCATCATTTCCAAACCAGCACGCTGGTCTTCCCATTTGTTGGACTCCATTTCCAGGCCGGAAACAGAGGACGGGTCATAGTGATCAGCAGTGAGTGAGTCACCGCCATTGTCGTTAGTTGTTGTTTGAGCAGGAGATTTATCCATGATCTTAGTCATGGTGCATAATCTCCTTTTAAGGGATCACAACGGGACGGTCAAAGGTGGTTGAGTATGGGAGGGGTGAAGGCACTCACTCCTTATTGAGGCCCTCCAACTGCTCTGAAATCCGGTCCAGGCGAGCCATCTTTTTCTTTACCGAGATGGATGATGGAATCAACCCAATCAAAAAGCCCATCACCAACCCTGACATGAAAAACAAGGCTACGAACAATTCTATTCCGGATGTGGATTGCCGGAACTCTTCCATGAGTGTTTGTAGTGTTGTCATTTCTTAGGATCTCGAACATAGAGGCGGAACCATAACGAACACCAGAAAATGGATGCAAACAATGCAACCGAATAACAGTAGTCGTTCAGGTTAGTGAAAAACAGGAACATGGCAATACTGATATAAACCAGGCCAAAAACAATTTGAAACGTCCTCATTTTTTATAACGGCGGGTAGACACAAGGTCCAAGTGAAACCGATACATCATAATCCCCGGTGAAATCAACATCATGCAGGTAATCGCCCAACACGTAATACGGATCATCTTCAATGCCGTCATGGGTCCAGCTATCCCCGGTAAGATTGTCAAAAATCCAACTCACCCCAAGCAGCGAGGAAATATATATCCCGTCCGGATCGTAATCAATCCAGATACAATCTGTCGGGTCGCCAGGGATCTCAAGAATCCATTGCACGGTCGGTTTGCGAACATAGGTGAGTGTTTCGCCCCCGGGATGCAGACCGGGGTCGTAGTTAGTCCATTTGATCTCCAGGCAATCCCACGGGATATCACACCCGTTGATCGGACAGGAACAGCAGTCCTCCAACATGGTATCCCGGTCCTGGGTAGTCGCTGCCATCAGATGCTGCAAACGTGACTGACGCGTATATCATCCGGCTGGCACATGATCAGGATGATCCCACCACCAAAACTGTAATCCAAAACGCGATCGGTTATTTTTGCCCATTCGGTATGCACCGTTCCAGTTGCGGCATCCCACTCGGGAACGCCTGTATCCCACTCGGGGATTGTGTCGGTCGGTTCTGAGGCAGACAGGATAAACTCGAAATCATCCAGTTCCCAGGATGTACCCCATTCCGACTGATTGGTCGGTGAAAAAGTGATCTTGGTATAAACCTTGGTAACGCCAGATGACGGGGCTGTATTAGATCCCGAATCCTGAACCAAAACCGGACCCGTGTAAGACGGTTTCGGTCCACCGTAAGAAACTGCTGATTCATCCTGGGTAACCGCTCCGGTACTCGCGTTAACTGAAACAGTAAACCCTGAACAAGTGGAAACCGCATCACCGGTGCCGGTCGGTTTCACCAAAACAAAACCAGTTTTTCCATCGGCAAAGGTGTGTTCCAATTCCTCAAACTGACGCAGGAATTCAAGGGTTCGGTATAAGTCTTCCTGGAATTGCCGATTGCCAAGAGTCTGGGAATCAATTCCGGTTCCGGTTTCGGGGTGATCGGGGGATGTGTTGAAGATCATTTTTTACTCCCAACTTTCTTTCGCCATCTCAGCGGATTTCTTCTGCCAAACATCCACCCGCTTTTCGCAACCATCGACATGGCCGAGAAATTTCAGGATGGCTGCTCGAACCCGGGTTTCCACCTTGTATTCCAGTTCATCAAGTTCACCGCCAAAAATCCGGTCATTCAACCGTGCCACTTCCCATTCTAAAAACGGTCGAAACGCTTCTGTCCATGCTTCCGAAGCACGCCACTCGTTGACGTGTTCTTGCATTTTCTCCAGGCTTTCGATCTGCTCGGCAGTGAACGAAAGCGGTTCGTTATCGATTGGTGTTGTCATATAATGATTAATCCTCGTTGTCTTCCAGGGCTTTCTCCATGCCCGCGATCCGCTCCTTTATACGATCTCGCAAATGCTTCCTTGCCGCTGCCTCGCTGTCACCGTGACCGATTAGCAGGGTGTTGGGAACCGATAAGCCTTCGTGATCAATCAAGCGGGATACCCAGGTGTTGGCGTGGTGGGAATATTCGGGTTGTTCTGTGGTAATTTCAAAGCTCATCTACAAGTGATTTGACAGTCCCTGATTGTCTAAATCTTAACCCGTTTTCGGACCAAATAAACACATTTGTTAAAATCATCCGGAATATCAACTTTTGGCGTGATATCCCGTCCCCAGAATCCGTTTTTAACTTTCACGATGTCAGCCCATACCCTGGCTCCTTCGATTCGGATGCGGCGTCTGCCCTCAATAGCAACCCGCATCGTTGTGTTTGGGATACGGGCAGCATTCATGAGGCTTTGGGGGTGGGCGGTTTAGGAGCACAGGCAGATTGAGGTGGGGGGTTGAAACCCGGATGATAAACAGCTAGTTGCCGCAACCATCTCTCCCGTCCAACCAATCGCGGCACCTCGCTCCGGTTAACCAGTGGTTCGGACAGGTTCTGGACAGGTTCTGGCCGTCTGCCGGTCAGCATTTCAAACGCGTCTCCCATGCCCAAAGGTTGATCATTGTGGTTGTTGTTTTCTTGATTGGATGGTAGTGAATTTTCATTTTGGGGTGGGTTCATAAACATGGCTCTATTGCAACCAGGGCTGCACCTGGCCGACTTGGTTTTGCCCTTTGGTAGTTAGGCAGTTAGTTCGGGGCGATTCGCCTGAGGCAGCAACATTTCCGGATCTCCGGTCATCATGTCGCCAGCCTGCCCTGGAATGGGTTGATCGGGGATCGGTTGAAAGTACTGTTCCGGATCGGGAATCTGGTAGGTGTTGAACAAGCGTTCAAAAAGTGGGGCAATCACGGCTTGGGCATGGGCAGGGTAAGCCATGAAGCGTTCCCAGGCGTCAATTGCGGCCTGGGTCTGCACCAATTCCTGCTCACCCATGTAGGTCGTCAGGTTGATCTTGATGGTATATTCGAAGTCCCGGATGCTGGCCGGTTCCATCTCTTCGAACTGGTTGGAGCCATCCTTGAAAAAGGTAAATGTTTCTTTCTGGGAGAGGTTTGCAACGGTGATTTTGGCAAACATCTCGGTGGTATGCTGGAACCCGGGAATCAGGTGATCAATCAACGGCCCGATCATCTCTTGACCGGCCCTCTCGATATGTCGGATGCCTGTCGCCAGCTTGGCCGTATCCAGTCCTGCCATTTGGGAATCATTGGCATTGGCCACTCCTCCCAGAGATTGCGCGTATTGCTGGGCGATTTCGACTATCTTCAGCAGGTAGTCATGCTTGATGTCGGTCAGGTAAACCCGCTGAATCACATCTTCGGCCTTGTAATCCTTTTTGAGAGTGTAGGTGTGATTATCGTTGAATCTCAGGAACGGGTTGTTATCTCCCTCGTACACGCCATCTGGATTGAAGAAATCCACCCCACCTGAATCAGACTGGCTTTTGTTCATGCGATTGATGGACAAATCAATCAGTTCCTGCAATCCCCAAAACAACCCAACTTGTGAACAGCCGTACCAACGGTTTTCCACAGGGTTGACTCGGATCACGCGGAATGGCCGGCGACCATCTGCCGTTACCCTGGCCGTGTAATCGTAGTAAATGGGACGGTTGTTGGTCAGGTCCATGACCAGCATGATTTCTTTTTCCTCGCCCGTGCCGAATACATCAAGACGCATGTAAAATTCGCCAACTTTGACCACGGGTGAACCCTGGTTTAGATCGGTTTCGTCCATCCTGTCGCCAGCCATGCCAGAGTGCGCCTTGGGCGTGCCGTCCGCTCCTGCCATGCTCTCCACCATCTCCAGGAAACGAGGATCGGAAATTGCTGCCCCTTCCGTGCCTCGCATGTGGCGTTGCACCAGGTCGGCAACGGCTTCGTCATAGACATGCAGCACGCAATTGGCGGTGTCTACTGACTTGGCCTGCAGTGGGCAAAAGAAATTCTGGTAAGGAACCAGATCCACGTCAGCGCCCTCATAATGAACTTTCTGGCGTCGAACCAGTTGTGTTTCCCAAACCAAGTCCTCTGGTTTGAGAGTCATCGGCGACCGCTCGAGAACATAGACAATCTCGGAATTATCCGCAATTGGTTGTAAATCAGCGTTTAACAGGTCGCCGGTTTCAGGATCGTGTAAGGCAACCCAGATATCGTCATCAAATATGTAATCGCCATCCTCGGCAGTTAGCGGTTCCCGGGTAGCAGGATCCACGGCAACAGTAAATTCATCCTCATAGATATCATCGTCTACTTTATAGGTTCCTTTCAAGACTGCCTCACCATTGATAAAAATGCGGTCGATCGCCTGACCAAGCACGGTTTTGAGTTCGCTCTGCTCCGCTTTGAACTTCAGAAAGTGTTCCTGCAGTTCGGCAATCTCCTGACTCACCTGGCGCCGCGGGCGAGCCGAAAACCACGGATCGGTCTTGAGGAAATAGTTGTGGACCCGGGAAATCTGGTTTTGAACCTGTGTTCTCGCCGTGGGCAGGGTTATGTTTTGACTTTCGTAGATGTTCGGAGAGGGGTAGGCGTCTGACCGCCACTCCACATCCTGGTTGAAAAGTTTATCGTAAAGTTCGCGCTTAAGCATCCACTCCTCATTGAGCGCCATGAACCGACCAGGATCACTGGGAACCTGACCGAGACTGTGATAGCCCATCTCGTTCTCCATCTCCTTCTGACGGTCCAGAGCGAACGCAATCATGAGTTGTTCCTGATGGCGATTCAGGCGCAGTGCCGGTCCCTGGAAAACCACCTCCGGGCGTTCGCTTTCGGGTAGACCGCGGGGATAGGCGCCCTCGTTAATCGGGAAATCATCTTCTCCAGGAAGGTGGGGTTTGCGGGCGCGTTCAAGAAATTCAGAAAGGTGCGAGGACGAGGACATTCGGAATGAATGACGTACAATGACATCGCCCGCAATCTGGCGGATACTTTTGGAAGGGTTTGAGAGGCTACACAGTTTAGGCTTGACTCCCTACCTGTCGAATTTGTTATAATTGAGTTGGAGCGAAGGTCGCCTGATGCTCCCTCGCTCAACATTAACTGTTATGCCAAGAAAAGATCGAGTTGAGATAACTCCTTTTCGATTCTCTCTTTAGCAGTTTTAAAGTGTTCCGGGTCTTTTTCGATGCCGATGGCTTTCCGGCCCGTTCGGATTGCCGCGATAATGGTTGATCCACTTCCCATGAATGGGTCAAGCACGGTTTCCCCTTTTTTCGTATAAGTTTCAGTCATGTATCCGAGCAACGGAACTGGTTTTTCGGTCGGGTGATTCCTGCATTTAGGATCAACCACATTATATTTCAGCACCGTCGAAGGCAGTCGCGTTGTATCTCCCCCTTTGTAATTTCGTGTATTCGTCCCGTGGTAGAGAACACCATCACTGCTGCCTCTCGCACTTTGCGTCGGGTTGTGCCCCCTCGTTCTCTGCGGGTAATATGACCCCGGATTTTGATAGAACACACAAATCTCTTCATGCTTCCTCAACGGTTGCCGTTTCCCGTGCAGGAAATTAGTAGCCATATTCTTTTCCCAAACCCACCAATATTTAAAGCGACCCTCTTGAGACATCACCAACCTGTGAGTAAACGGTTGAGAAGCAAACATGACGATTGGGAGTGTTTCGCCT